CTTGTAAATTAGACTGTAATTTTACAGTCTTTTTGTTTTTGTGTTATAATTTATTAAAAGGAGGGTAATTATGAAAATAAGAGCTTTACCAAAATTTGAAGGAATTAAAGATTTAGAGAGAAGCAAGCAAAAGGAAAAAGATATATATCCTAAGGCTGGTGATGTTTGGGAAGTAAGCAAAGAAAGGGCTGAATTTCTAAAATCACATGGTGTTATTGAAATTGTGGAAGAAGAAAAAGTTATAGAAAAACCAAAAAAGAAAAAGAAACATAGCAAGCAATAGTTTGCTTTTTTTTATATCATTTTACAGTTTTTAAAAACCGTGTTATAATTTATGTAGAGTTCCAGAGAGAACTACTTAATTTTATCTGGCGTGTTCATCACACGTAAAAGAAATGTAGGAGGAAATTATGAAAAGAGAAAATTTAGACTTTTTAGAAAGTGAACAAATTGATAAGGTTATGGCTTTGTATGGCAAGGCTATCACAAAGAAAGATAAGGAAATAGAAACTTTAAAATCTAGTAAAGAAGAACTAGAAAACAAAGTGTCTACTTACGAATCTAAAATCAACGAGTTTAACGAAAGTGCTAAAGACAACGCCGATTGGAAATCTAAATTTGAGGAGTTGCAAACCTCTATTAAAGAACAAGAGGCAAAACAAAAAGCCGAAGAAGAAGACAAGATATTAACTAATAATATCAATGCTTTATTCGAGGGGAAAAAGTTTACTAGCGAATATGCAAGAAATGGACTTTTAAATGATATTAAAACTGGTTTAAATAAGCCAGAAAATAAAGGCAAGGGTATTCAAGATTTATTCAATGAGTTAACAAAGGATAAAACTGATATATTCGCCAGTGATAATCAATTTAAAGACATGGAAGGCATGGGAGATAGTGAACAAGAAAACAATGTAAAAGAAATGCCAATAATGTGGTAAAGAAAGGAATGATTTATTATGGCAAGAATAGATGCATTATCTATTGACTTAAGAACAACAGGAAAAGACAAATTAGCTGAAGAATACGGAAAAGTTATTGAAAACTTACAACACGTTACTTTAGCATCAAGATTAAAAAACCAAGATTTATCTGGTGATCCTACTAGCGGAACTGTTGAAGCAAAAAGATTTGTTAACGCTAGTGGAAAAACTTATGGAACTGCAAGAGCAAATGGTAAAGGTGATTATATTAAAGCTGAGCCAGTTGTAATTGCTATTAATGATGATACTGAATACATAGAAGAAGTTGAAGAAAAAGATTTAAAAACTTATGGAGTTAACGGTTTAATTGAAAGAAGAACTAGAAATCATCAAAACGCTTTAGCTGTTGAATTAGATACTAAGTTCTTTACTGAAGCAAAAACTGCTGGTACTCAATTCACTCCATCAACTACTGGAATGGCTGTTGAAGATGAAATTGAAGAAGCTATCCAAACAGTTGAAACTACTAAAAATGATTATGTACAAGGTGTACCTCGTAACATGATTGAAATTGTTATGTCACCAGCTTACTATGGAAAATTAAGAAATAAAATCAACTCTATTTCTAACTCAAATAATTTAGGTGTAGTTCCTAACTATGAAGAAGGAACATTTAACAACGTTAAAGTTTATTCAAGTGTATTTTTACCTTCAAATACTGATTATATTGTTATGGTTGACGGTGCAGTTGCACAACCAATTATGACTTCTATTTATAATCCTGAAAAAGTACAATTATCAGACGCTACTGCATTTGGTTTATTTGCTTATAAAGGAACTAAAGCTGTTACACCAGATTTAATAATTTATAAATAATAGGTGATAATATGGAATTTAAACAATTAAATACAGGAGCAATCCTAAAAACAAATAATGAGTTTGTTATAGAACAACTTAAAAAGTCTGCTGACTATGAAGAAGTAAAACAATTTACTAAAAAGGAAGAGCCAGCAGAAGATAAAAAAGAAAATAAAAAAAATAAATAATTAAAGGAGGGCGTTTATGGAATTTGAAGGACAATACCTAACTTATGAAGAATATAAGGCTCTAGGTGGTGCTTTAGACCTAACGCCTTTTAATCTATTAGAATTTGAGGCAAGGCGTAAAATTGATTTAAGGACTGACAACAGGCTTGCAAATTTGGAAAGCAAGGATATTCCAAGCGAAGTAAAACTTTGTGAATATAAAATGATTGATAGTGTTCTAAAGGCTTATGATGAACAAGTAAATCGTGGTAAATCAAGCGAAAGTGTAGGCAGTTATTCTGTTACTTATAATAACGATATGAAAGAGATTATAAAGAGCAAAAACGCTGAACTTAATGATTTGATTTTAAGCGAGTTATATGGTGTTATTGTGAATGGTGAACATATTTTATATTGTGGGGTGAGATAATGACCACAAATACGAATATGTGTGTATTTAATAGATATAAAGAGCCATTTACTAATAATGTTACTTATAAAAAGTACGTGATTGATAATGTCTTTTGGGACGATATTCAAGCTGTCACATTAACAACAGGTTTTAACTCAGATGATAAAGTTGATGTGTTTATTCCTTTTGATAAGAATGACATATCAGAATATAAAGAGCCTAAAAAGTACAATGGTACAGGTTGGACTTTAAGAAATGGCGATTTTATCATTAAAGGTGATGTACCTGAAACCGAAGTAAACGGTATTAAAGATTTGTCAGCTTATGAAACTTTTGAGATAACTGCAAGTGATTTAAAAGATTTTGGTAGTTATAATATGCAACATTTTGAAGTTAAGGGTAAATAATGAAAATAACATATACTTTAAAAGATTTTGATAAAGGGAGAATAATTAGCAAATATGGTTTGAAAGAAAATGGTAATAGTAGACTATATTTATCTAATAGAGCTTTTGTCAGAATGCAAAAATATGTTCCTTTTGATACTGGAGCTTTATCGACCACTGTTACAGTTAGACCAGGAAGCGTTACATACGAACAGCCTTATGCTCACAAGCAATACACTACAAACAAAGGTAAAGGCATAAGAGGTAAATACTGGGATAGAAAAATGTGGAGTGCTGAAGGGCATTTACTCACAAAAGAAGTAGAAAATTATATGAAATTAAAGAAAGGGTGATATAAATGATAGAAAAAATCAGAGATTATTTTAAGGAAAATATCACACTTGCAGAAGAATTTAATGAAATATTAGTAGACTTCTTAGGTAAAGAGGCAACTTCATATTCAATCGAACCAATACCCACAGACCGAGTTTTAAGACCTTATACTGATGGTGGAGGATTGTATCAATTAGTTTTCCAATTTGGAAGTAAAGAGTTTTATGACGACAGTTTAAATCAAAATATAGAAAATCTTAATTTTTATGAAAGATTTTCAGACGAAATAGAAGAAAAAAACAAAAAAGGTATTTTACCTGATATAGACGGTATTCAATCTATTGAATGCTTAAACAATGGTACTATTCAAGATATTGAAAATGGTACAGCAAAATATGGAATTCAAATGAGAATAACATATATTAAAAATTAAAGGAGGTTACAAAATGCCAAGAACATTAATAAAAAGAAGTGATAAAGTTTCATTTTTTGGTAATATTACTGGTGGAACTGAAACTTTTAACAGAATGAGAGGTTTTACTACATTAAGTGGTAGTAAAAATGCTATTGAATATACACGTCATTATGTGGACGAAGAAATGGAAACAACTGACGTAACAGGATATTCACCAAGTATTGAATTTGGTTTTGACCAATATGCTGGCGATTTAGTTCACGATGAAATGGTTGAAATCTTAGACAATGAAAAAACTGGAAGTGAAGCAAGAAGAAACATTGTAACAGTTGATTTTTCACAACCAGTATCAGGGCAAGAAGGAGCTTATAAAGCTGTTAAAAGAGAATATTCAATTATCGGTGACGCTGACGGTGATGGAACTGATGCTTATACATATAGCGGAACATTTAAAGCAACTGGTAAAAGAATTGAAGGAACAGCAACTTTAAACAATGATAGTTCTGTTGCTACATTTACTGAAAATGGAACAGGCCTATAAAAATAATGGGAGGTAGTTTATGTTAATAAATGGAGTAGAATTTGAAATAGATTTTACCGACGCAGATTTAATTGAAAGAATAGATAAAAAAGTTAAAGAAGTAGAAGAGCAAGGTAAAGAACTTGAAAAAAATAAAAAAAATATAACACCAGCCGAAGGCATAAGGCAGGAATGTAAAATTGTAAAGGAATTCTTTGATTATGTTTTAGGAGATGGATCTAGTAAAAAAATATTTGGAGACAAAAACAGTTTAAGAGATTGCTTACAAGCCTTTGAGGACTTAATCAATGAACGAGACAGACAATTAAATAATTTTAAAAAAGTTGTCAATAAATACAGTCCTGAAAGGTTAAAAAGATGAATTTATTAATTGATAAATTGCCTACTGACTATGAGGGACTTAAAATTGATACAAATTTTAGGTCTTTTATTTTATTTGAATTATTAATGCAAGATAGTTCATTGAAAAAAGAAGAAAAGATAATGTTGGCTTTGAATTTGTTTTTTAAAGATGAAGAATTTGAAAACGTCGATGAAATAAAAAAAGCCATCAAAGCAATTTTGTGGTTTTATACTTTAGGCAAAAGCGAAGATAAAAAAGAAATTAAAAAGAAAGAAAAAACGGTAGAAAAAAAGCAAAAAGCTATATATTCTTTTGAGTACGATGCAAACCTTATTTATTCGGCGTTTTTAAGCCAATACAGGCTTGATTTGAACGAAATCGAATATTTGCATTGGTGGAAGTTTAGGAGCTTATTTGAGGGTTTAAATGAAGAAAATCGTATATGTGAAATTATGGAGTACAGAGCTGTTGATTTATCAAAAATTAAAGATAAAGACCAAAAAGAACATTATAAGAAATTAAAAATAAAATATGCACTTCCTGATAATAGAACAGAAGAAGAAAAAGAACAAGACTTTGCAAATGCTTTATGGTAGAAAGGAGGACGATATTATGTTAAAATTAGATATTCAAATGTTTGCTGATGGTAAAATTGTTATTAGCACAGAATTAGATACAAAAAATTTCGAAAATGGTTTAAACAAAATGCAAAACACAAGCCAAAAAGCAGGAACATCAATAAAAAACATAGTTGCAGGTTTAGGAATTACAAAGTTAATTGGTGTAGCAATGAGTGAAATATCTGGTTCAATTGATGGTGCTGTAAAAAGAGTTGATACATTAAACAACTTTCCAAAAGTAATGAGTAATTTAGGAATAGGTGCAAAAGAATCACAAAAATCTATTGAAAAAATGAGTGATAAATTGGCTGGGCTTCCAACCACACTAGATCAAGGTGCTATGGCTGTTCAAAGATTTACAAGTGCTAACGGTGATGTTCAAAAGTCAACAGATATTTTCTTAGCTTTAAATAATGCGATATTAGCTGGTGGTGCTTCAAGCGAAATACAAGCAAGTGCATTGGAACAACTTTCACAATCTTATGCAAAAGGTAAACCTGATATGATGGAATGGCGTACTGCAATGACGGCTATGCCAGCTCAATTAAAACAAGTTGCAACAGCTATGGGATATGTTGACGCTGACTCTTTAGGTGAGGCTTTAAGAAAAGGCGAAGTTTCTATGGATGATTTTATGGGAACCATAACAAAACTTAACACGAAAGGTGTAAATGGATTTAAAAGTTTTGAAGAACAAGCAAGAAATTCAACAGGAGGAATAGGAACATCAATCCAAGTAGCAAAAACTCAAGTTGTTAAAGGTGTTGCTGATATGATACAAGGGCTTAACAAAGGTTTAGAAGACGCCAACTTACCAAACATAAGTGAGATAATAGCAACTATAGGAAAAAAAGCAAAAGAAGTTTTAGATGTTGTTGCCGATAAATTACCGGCAATAATAAGTTTTTTAAAAATGATTGCTCCAATTTTAACACCAATTTTAGCAGCAGTTATGGCTTTTAAAGTAGTAGGGACTATTATTTCATTAATAAATGCTGCAAAAACAGCTATGCTAGCTTTAAATGTGGCTTTGGCTGCTAATCCTATTGGTTTAGTTATTGCTGCAATTGTTGGATTAGTTGCTGCGTTTGCAATATTGTGGAATAAATCAGAAGCATTCAGAAACTTTTGGAAAGGTTTATGGGAAGTAATAAAAAACATCATAAAAGTTGCAATAGATATTGTAGTTAATAGAATAAGAGGCTTTGCTGCTAAAATTATAGCAATATTTAATATTGCAAGTAAAGTTTACGGAATAGGTAAAAACATAGTTTTTGGATTATGGAATGGAATTTCTGGTAGCTTAAGTTGGATAAAAAATAAAATTTCAGGTTGGGTTGGTAATGTATTAAACTTTATAAAAAAATTATTTGGTATTCATTCACCATCAACAGTTATGAGAGATGAAGTTGGTAAATACTTGGCACAAGGAATGGGCGTTGGATTTGATAATGAATTAGATAATGTTTATAAAGATATGCAAAAAGCGATTGATATTGAAAATGGAAAAATGCAAGCCAACGTACAAACAGGAAAAGTATTTAATACATTAGCAAGTACTACACCAGTGCATATTGATTTAGATGCGAGTGTTGAGATGGATAGTCAAAAGGTAGGTAGATTAGTTACACCAAGTGTTACAAAAACTATTAAAAATGGTGGTGGTATTTAATGATAAGATTAAAAATATTAAATTCTTATTACAAAATCATTGATGGATATACAATTAATGAATCAAGTAGAGAAGTAAAGTTCAGTAATATAAAAATAGATTTTACTAATAAGACAATTTTAGATTTACCAAGAAAATATCAGGAAGTACAAGTTGTCGATATAGACCAAAATAATAACATCGAGATTATATTCACAGGATATATCAACAACTTTGTCTTACCTAAAATGAAAAATAAAAATGAATATAGAGAATTAGAAATAGAATTATTAACACCATTGGCAATGGCAACAATAAGAACTGCTGATGCGGTTGGAACTTATGATTTAAAAACTTTAATAAGAGAAATAATAAGACCTTTAATATCCGATGGATTTGTTCTTAAAGCACTAAACGTAGGAGAAAATCAAATAACAGTTAATTTTCTTAATGAAACAATAGAAAGTTCTTTAAATAAATTATCAAATAAATATAATCTTTGGTGGTATATAGATGAAAATAAAAATATCTATGTAAATGAAATAAATTATTTAATGAGTTTAAATCCTAAAATGATATATGATGATGATAATAAAATTAATGGACTTATTGATTTAGTACCAAGTATAGATGCAACATACTATTGTAATGTAGTTAATTTTACAAATCTTAGATTATATGTTCATTCTCTTGATGATAGAGACATGAGTGAAGGATATTATCCTTTATTTCCAAATAATTTTATAAAAAATGGAGATGAAATAGTATTTAATCAACCTTTTGACATATCAGAAAAAGCAGCATACATGATGGGAGAAGATAATTATTTTAGAACTAAAAATGTATTCTTAATTTCAGGTAAAAAAAATAATTCAAATGCAGAAAGTTTGTTAGTTTATCTTAGATACCTTGAAGGAAATTTTATGTATGGTGATAATGTAACATTTAGTGATAGTTATTCAGAAGAAAGCGAGTGGGTGTTAGTAAGAGATTCATTCTTTAAAAATTTAATTGTTGGTCTTAAATATAATGGTAACGATTCAATTGAAGTTGTAAGTGTTTCTTCATATACTTCACTTGTTTGGGCAAATGTAAAAATACAAAATCAAGCAGAAATTAATAAAAGTAAAAACATTGTTAGTAATACAGGTATCGTTGAAAGAAAAATCGATATGAATGAGCAGTGGAAAACATATAAAGAACTTATAAAAATAGCAGATTCTTATATAAAAACAGATCCATCAAAAGTAGATACAGTAAAAATAAAAGTAGATGAAAAAATAGATTTATCAATAGGAGATACAGTAAAAATAGATAAAGAAGATTTTCTTATAAATGATTTGTACATTGTAACTGATAAAACATCTGTTTTAGAATCGAATTATTCTACTTGGGAATACACTTTGAAAAATACTAATATTTTAGATAACTATGTAGATTTGTTTAGAGCAAAAGAACAAGAAACAAATGAAAAAACAATTAATTTAGTTACTTCTGATTATATAGAAGAAGAAATTATTGAAAAATATGAGGTGAGTATTAATGAAAGTTAAAAACGAATATGTTCAAATAAAAATGGGTAATAAAATTTGGACACATAAAAATATGATACTTAATGAATACTTAGAAAGACTTTTTAAATCTCAGACAGAAACAATATACGAACCTTGCTATGTTACAAAATGTTACATAAAATTAGATGAACCACTAGAAAATGTTGATTATGATAGTAAAATATATGCAAGTGATTTTGATATTTCAATATCAGGAGCAACACCAACTGAAACTTGGTTAAAGACAAGAATAACAACAAATAAAAATTATATTAAAATAAATTATATTTTTGATACTTCTGGTACTTACGAAATAAAAGGTGATAATTTAAAACATAGAGCATCTATATTAAATAAATATGCAAATAGAAAAATTGCAGCAATTGGTTTTGGTAGTTATAATGAAGAAGAACCACTTTTAGCATATTTAGATACATCTAATATGAATATAATAATTAATTATAATGAAAATTTTACAATATCAAGATTAGATACTTTTCAAAGCGATGGTCTTTGTGACGGGTATGATTTTCCTCTTCATTTTGCAAACGATTTACTTAGAAATAATCAAGAAATGACTTTTACAAAAGCAAAACTTTATTCTGTAGGATTTGGTAGCAAAAGAGGTATTATGGAAGAAGAATACTTAATAAGCGATGTTCAAACAGATATAGATGATTATTCAATAACACTTAATGTTAATA